AGTTAAATATACAATAAATACGTTTAACCAACAAATGAAGTCTTTATTATCATTTAAATTTGGGCTTATACTGTAGCCCTTTTTTAAATGAAATTTTTCAGGGAAATAAAAAATAATCCTTGCATTTCTATCAAAAAATGAGAAAATATTATTTGCGGAGAGTTGGCAGAGCGGTAATGCACTGGACTCGAAATCCAGCGAGCCGTGTAAAAGCGGTGCACGGGTTCAAATCCCGTACTCTCCTTATAAGGGGATAAAATCCCTGCTGTATCAACGTTTTTCATTGCTTCACTATTTTCTTAACGTGTTTTTTAACGTGTTTTGATAAATTTTTACGTGCGGGGAGCTACATAATTTGATAAAATACATAATATGTTTCGGTATAGCCTATCAGTTTATTGCTGGTAGGTTTTTTTATGCGACGTCGCATAATTTAGGAACTCAAGCATTAACCTATGCACACAGGCGCATTCTAAGCACTTTAAAATTTTTACTATGTATAATTGTGCCTTAAAAACAAGGAGAGCCACCTCCCGAAAATAGGAGATGGCCATTAAATTAGGTAATGCACTTAAAGAAACACGTAAGGCCTCTTTAGTACGTACAAAACAAAGCTTAGGGAGAAACACCGCCCACGGTTGGTAGTGCCGCTTTAAGAAGGGGCTTCCTCCTTTCACTCTTTTGACGTCTTACCGTTTGCCTTAGCCTATCCACGGACTCGCTAGCAGTACCGCTACAATTTTCAACCTTGGCAATTGGTTCGGGTGCTACCCTAGCAGAATAAAAACTGATCAGGTTTCTTTCTACCTACCTCTATTATACCATAAAAAAGCCTTTTTTTGTGGGATTGCATTTCATTTTCGTGCCTTCACAACAACCACCATAAAAGCTTTTTCGGCATAATCTGGATTGATTTCTACGATATCATATAGTTTGTTCTGCCAGCGAACCATCATCTTATTATCAATGGCTAGTTGTTGCTGTTGTCGGATAACTATATCGATCGTATCTTCATAACCTGGAATGTTACCAAGCTTGATATCTCGAATGTTTGCCGTGCGGATCTTTGCCCAACAAGAAAATAAATCTGTCGCAATATCCTCACCTGGTTCAGGTCCTGGCTTAGACGTCATTTGAACAAACGTCACACGCTCGTTTAATTCACTAATGTTATTGACTATCGGCATGCCACAACGCTCCTCTCAGTTGCTGAATCAACGCCTGTACAGTGACAGGAATATGAGCACTGGTTGCGTCTTGTCGGTTTAAATACCAATGCTGAGCCAGTAAAGACACTGCCCAATCAAATTGCTTATAACCTTCTAAATCTTCTGCTGTTAAGCTGCTATCTACTGCAAAAACAATGTAGCTTCCTGCTGTACCGATCAGTTGTTCAATCAAGCTATCGTCCATGCTGTGGTCAATTCGCAAGCTATTTTTTATATCATCAATTTTTACCATGTTATCAACTCCTATAAAAAAAGTGGAGATCAGCTCAAAACTGAACCAATCCCCTCACTTTTTATTCTTTTAATTTCGCTTCATTGGCTCTAGCTTCATCAACTAGAGGCGTTACTCCCCCGAGCCACCACCAGTTGTTTCAGGTGTGAATTCGATATAAACAGAAGCTTCTTCATCAATGGTTTCATAGTCATTACGGATAACAACTGCTAACCCTTGGCTGTAATAGTCGAATTTATCCCATTGTGTGGTTACTTGGTTACGGCGAGCCACAAAGACTGATTGCGCAATGTCGCCAATGATCATAGGGAACGCGCCGTTTTCAGCGTTAGCTAGCAACTTGTTAGATACAAGCACAACCGGCATACCAAACAATGATTTGCCACTTGGTGCTGTTACGTCTGGTTGTAAGATATAACGACCGTCTGAATCTTTCAACGTGTCTAAGTGGTTGAATCCAGATTGATTCAAAATAACGGTTTTATCCAACGCAGGATCTAACGTTACATTGTGGATTTCTTTCAATCCGTCAAGGTCGGCAACTTCTTGTTTTGGGAAAGTCTTCAATAAATCAATGATATGTTTATTGTCTGTATTATCAACCAATTGTTGTAACTGTTCTTTCACTTCTTGCACAATGTTTACTTCACTATCTTCCACGATTTCATTTGATAAAGCAATCTTACCAGCGCGAGTAGCAACCGCATAGTTAACACTTGTAAACATATCCGCGTCAACGTCTTCAATTTCTGCCAGTTCTTCTTTTGTTGCCAATACGGCTTCTTGGTTAGTGGCTACTGGATATTTTCCTTGTCCGTTAGATACTGTTTTAACGGTAGCATATTGCGCTAAGTTGTATTTATTGCGTTTAAGGTCGAATACTTCGCCAATCACTTCTTCAGGTACAACCGCAGCGGCGTTTTCTGTCGTTACGTCTCTTACTTCGCCTTTTGAACGGATATATTCTTCATAGTTACGGATTTCTGTTTGTTCGTTATTCATTAATGTTTTTTCCATGTTATTATCTCCTTTTTGGTCGTCAGAGGTGGATTCTAACGCCTTGTTCATTTTTTTATTGGATCGTTGTTCAATAAACTTCTCGTATGAGCGCTTATTGACTTGTACATTACTACTATCATAAGCTGGCATGGTTACAACTGAGATTTCAGGCATGTTCTTCACGCTTTTAATGCTACGCGTCACTTCGCCCGTTTCCTTGTCTTCGTCAAAGCTATCAATGCCTAGCTCAAAGCCAAAACTCATTGAATCAACCACGCCTTTTGATACATTTTCATATACATCCTTTGCATAAGTCGTATCATTCAATGTCGCTTCAAAGTGTAAGCCCGTGTCGTCTACCTCTAATTTCAACGTGTCACTCTTAACAGAAGCTAATGGCTTGCTATAATCATGATCATATAGTAAGAAACAATTTGAGAAATCAACATCTTTCAACGCTTCCTTGTCGATTTTTTCAACAAAGCCGCCTAAATCCTTGCTAGGTTCACCAAACTTCAGCGCATAACCACTAATGGTCTTGCCAGCTTCTTCTGTTTCTTCTTCCTTAGAATCTGCTTGCTTTTCTTCTGCTTCCAAGTCAGCTTCTTCAGTTAAGCGTTTTTCTTTTTCTTCTTCATTCATTGACTGAATCCTCCTTTATCATATTCTCTTGTGGTTCTACTTTTTCCCTTTGATATTCTTCTAAGTTATCCAAGTACGTATAATTCAAGCTTGCTAACAATCTGTCGCCATTTTCGATCTTTTCCAGTCCTAACTTGGCACGTCCTTCATTGATTGTTATCAGCGACCCTTGCACTTGCGACAAAATGTTCTTAGATTTCGTTTCTGGATCACTTTCAAGCATACGATCCACATTAAAGCGATACTGTCCGCCTAACTTACTATTGAACTCACTCACAAAACAATTGAAATAATGAATCAGTGATTCTTTTACATAAATTAAATTACTTTGAGAAGTGTTACTGTGCGTATTTTCTACACCCAATCGTTCAACAGGAATTCTAAACACTGACGCTATTTGTCGACTTGTCCAGTCATTTGAGTTGGCTATCTTAAGGATATCTGTATTGATTTCTAAGGGTTTATAATCCATCGTATCATCTAATATCAGCGTTCTCATGGCATTTGTGCCGCCACCGTTGACTTCTTCCCAGTTGTTTCGGACGTTTTCTTTTGCTTCCTTATCCAAAACACCTTTATCAACTTTTAGAATGCCGTTACCATTTACGCCACGGCTGAAGAAGTTACCTAACATCTTGTTGCCCGACTTTTGTATTTTCATTTCATCACGTAAAGCGTATAGCGGACTTAAACCAGTCAACCCATCTTGTGTAAACATCTTAAAATGAAGCATATCTTCTGGCTTGACATTGCGCTTTTTATCGCCAATCTTATACCGGAGTGCGCCGCTATCCATTTGCTGAATCGTCACACTTGAGTTTGGTAACAATTCAATAGCGGTTATTTGGTCGCCGTCTCGCTTAATCTCAGCAAAACTATTGCCATTGAGTAACATATTGACTGCCAGCGCAAACTTTAAATGCCAGCCGTCCATAACGTCATTAGATTGTTCATTTAAAAGCTTTGTTATGGCGTTATCTCGCTTTGGTACACCATTCTTTACTACTTGCAATGGACTAGAAGCCACATCACTGGCAACAATTGAAATGGCGGTAAAGATATCGCTATTCCTTAGTGCGCCCACGCTTGTATAAGAAACGTCACCTTCAGCCTGCATAGAAACCACAGCGTCTAAGAAAGGATCGCCCGTTGTACTTTGCTTCTTAGCAAAAAAACTCATTATCTAACCTCCCTTCTCATAATTGATTAATAGTGCCAATACTATTAGGACAATTCCCAGCGCTAGCAGTCCAAAAAAGGGGTTTGCTAGAAATGTAATGGCAATCACGATGAAAAGAAAACCTAGTAATAAAAGCAGGGTCTGTAAATTATCAAAAAGAAAATGCTTCAGATTTGAAAAATTCATTGAGGTTCTCGCTCCTTTCCTCGTTATCGTAGTAATTCATAGCGAACACGTACGCATTTATAAGTGCTGCTACACTATCAATCTTGTTACTGTTCTTGGCTTTATTGATTTGAATTCCGTTGTTATCTTCTTTTACCATGGCGTTATTGATACCGTGCGTTAAAATCGTATTTTTCGGGTGGATAATGTTACCTTCTGCCACCTGTTCGCGGAAAGTCCTTGTAGGTACATTCAATGTAAGCGTGCCCTGTCTTACTTCGATTAATGGATAACTGGCTTTTTCGGCCATGGATACTAAACTATTTGCGTTGTAAGGGTCATAACAGATTCCCTGTAACTCCAATTCATTATCTTCAATCAATGATTGGATAAACTCGAATACTTGCTCGTAGTCCACAATGCCACTTTCGAGCTGAGTAATAGAGCACTCGCCAATTTTTTCTAACTTGCGATAAGGCAATCCGTCTTTTTTCTCCTTGGATTCTAAGCCATACTTGGTTGCTACAAACGAATGCGAATCACAGTATAACTTCCCATCAATAGGCACTATCCAGCTCACACTGGTTAAGTCGTCCGTCTTCGATAAATCAATACCAATATAAACAGGACGCCCTGTAATCGGCTGTGAGGGTGCTTCTACGGCGTTCCAATCTCTCGCAGGTAAATAACTATCTTCGCTTGCTTGTCGCCACAGATTGAAGTTTTTGACTAATACAGCGTTGATATTATCTTGCTTCAAAGCCAAATCTACATCATCTTGAATAGATGGCAGCATAACTTTTTTTATATCCTTTTTTTCAAAAATAGGGTTTGCTTTGATCCACATATTTTGGTCGTGAATCTCGTCTTCACTATCCAATTCCCAAATCGCTATAAAATATCTGTCTGCTTCATCTAATCCTTTTAAGATACGGTCAGCTAGTAAATAATCTTCATACAACGGTACATTCAAATCTAAGCCAGCTGTGGTTATCGTGGCTAACAAACCATTCTTCTGGTTCATCATCCCTGATTTAAGTACGTTCTCCACTTTACGGGTCTTAGCTTCGTGGGCTTCATCAATCACTCCAAGCGTAGGTGCATAACCATCTAACGTATTTGTTTCACTTGCTAAAGCCATAGCAAAACTATTACTTGGTTTATGTACGATTTTCGATTGCATGATTTTTAATTGCTGCCGCATGAACTTACTTTTGTTAGAAACCGATTGTAAAGAGTTAGCCAGCATATCATAGCCAATTCTTGCTTGTTTGGTGCTGTTGGCCACAAACAAACATTGCCGCCCTTCTGCGGGTTCTTTTTCCATAATCAAAGAATTTGCAGCAATACCGCTAGCAAGATATGTTTTAGAGTTCTTACGGCTCATAGAAACTAAAGCACGGTTAAAACGCCGTAAATCCCCTTGCTTGGTTCGCCAGCCATACAATGAACCTATAATAAATTTCTGAAAGCCTAGCATTTGAATTGGTTGGCCATCTGTTCCAGGCAGCATTTCCATAAACTTTATAGCTTTATCGGCTTGCTTCTCATCAAAGATATAAGAAAAATCTTCGGACTTGCTACGTTCCAAGTCATTTAAATGACGTTGGCAAGCGTTTTTTATCTTTTCAGGCGCTAAAATTTCCCCCGACAAAACTTTTTCAATGTAATCATTCATCTTTCATCAACTCACTGAAAGGATCACTCTCAGGTTCAGCTTTAGCGTTGTTTATTGCCATTTTCTGGCGCTCAATCATTGTCATACCCAAAGCAGTGGACGCTGTCTTTAAATCTCCCATAGCACGGCTTTGTGTCCTAACAGCTGGATTCTCTCGTTTAGTACCATCTTTATTTTTTTGGAAAGTGCCAAACTTTTTAATTTCGTGTTCTGCTTGTTTTATTCGAGCGTAAGCCAAACAGTAAGCCACAAAATTTCCATAATCCACCTCAGAGAACGGATAATCACTTTTTAAAACAGGTAATAATCTATTCCATTCCTCCTTAGCCGCTGCTGGCATAAAGGCGGGGGGTGTGGTCATAGAAAAGTCCTTATGTTGAAATAACTCTTTTACAGCGTCTTCCCGTTGCGCGTGGTCTTCTCGGCTTCCTTCAGGTATTTTTTCACTCAATAAATTAATGTTGCTCACAGTAACACCTCCTATTGTTTACTTTTTATATCCTTTAGGCTTATTGTGTTGGTCAGTCGTTCGCTACGATGCAGGAGCTGGACACCCTATTATGGCAAGCCTTATTCAGTTCTTAGCTACACCTGTATTATAACAGATTTCAGCTACTGTTACAACAGCTAATACATTATTACATCAAGTTATTTTACTATTGCTAGGTTATGCCGAAATAACGTTTTATCTATAAAAAAAGCCCCGTGTCAAGGGCTTTAAACCGAGTTTTTGTGAACAAATGACCCCATGCATCGGTTTCCCAAAGTGAAAAACACGCCCCCTATTTGTTATTTTATTTTTATTTTTCTTTCAAAAATTTCACTTTCAAAAATTAAAAAGTAGTACAGTTTTTTATTTCTGTTATAGTACAGTTTTAAAAAAAGTCACTCAAATTAATGAATGACTTCTCTTTTTTGTCGCTCTTCTTTCGTTTTTTTGTAGTGGCAACTGTGGCACAAGCTCATTAAATTACTTTTGTCTAGTCGCTTATCCCATTGATCGCGAAGCTCAATCACATGATCGACCACATCAGCCTTACGAACAACACCATTCGCTAAACAAATTTCACAGCATGGATTCTCATATCTGTATAGTTCAGAAAGCTTTCGCCATTGTTTACTATGATAAAATTTAAAATACTTTCCGTATTTATTCTTTTTATACTGATAAGAATCAGCATAACCTCGTTTCTTTTCTGGTTGATGTTTAGCACAATAAGTTTCGTTGTAATCTATCAGTTCGTGACAGCTAGCATGTTGACAGAGTTTTTTAGGTTTCATGATATAACTTCTTCCCAGCTTCTTTTATCTTATGAGCCCAATATTCTGGAGACTGTTCAAACATCTGATTAAGATGTTGCGTGTAATATCCTATATCTTTGTTCGCACATATCAAACAAAGGTCAGTCATCTCGGGAAAATAAAAGCTAAAAAAGTCTGATACATTGATGGCTAAGAAATCATGCTTCATCATGTCGTGCTCTAACTGTCCATTGTTTAAACCATAAGGCTGTGTCAGCAGTGCCGTACGGTTAGCCCTAGTGTCTCTTACATAGATGGCGTGGTCTAGCCACTGGTGCGTGGCGTCTATGCCTGGGTAGTCTGAGGGTAGTCTCCCAGCATTATAGCCACGGCTCCCATTAAGCAGCTGATTATAATTCTTCACGGGTTCGTATTTCGCCCACTTGTCAAAGCCTAACGAATCCACCACATAATGCCATATCTTTATTCTATGCTTTCTTTCCTCAATCGTTTCATTTATTGCTAGTTCTCCATGAATGCCATAAGGAAAAGTTTTAACATCGTACCACTTCATTCAATCACTCCTTTGCTTTCCAATAGATAATACAAGTCTTCTTCACGCTCAGCCTCGTTAGCAAAGGCATACGGCCGTCCTAGATAGATCAAGCCATGCTCTACCATTTCTACTAAGTCAGGGTTGCTATTGTCCGTTAACGTTGGCTGGAAGATAATTTGCTGCGTGTGGGTATCGAAATAGAAATAACCAGTGGTATGGTTCAGTGATTCTTGCACTGCTTGTTTAATGTTCAATTTTATTCCTCCTTTAGTAAGCTCTTCTTTCTAAAAAGCTTACTTTGTTCTCAAGTTCCACGATTCTGCCTTCGCAGTCATCAACCATCAACTGTAATTCGCCATAAGGTTCGTCGATTTCTTCATAAGTAACTGCCAAGCTTCCTCTCTTGCTAAGATTCATTTGAATGATTCTCACATCGTCATTTTTTTCTAGCCATTTGTTTAGTTGTTCCACATCATCGAATATTTTTACTTGTTGCATTGTGATTCCTCCTTTACGCTCTAGCGCTTTCTACCGTCTTCCAAAACTCCTTTTCAGTAAAACGATCCCGACCTTTTACATCTCCAATTAATACCGTTAATGGTTCAATAGCTATATTGCACGTTTTGGCATAGCTAGCAGCCAGAAACAAATCTTCGTTTCTAGTTTCTGATACACCTTCGATTATTCGTTGATAAGCTTGTTTCCCTCTCCCACCTTTTCCTCTCGGTTGATAACTAGATAAAGTAGGTTGAGGCAACACATTTTTTAAACTGAGTTTTGCAATAACTTGTTCTTCAAATGTTGATCCTTCACAGTTGAAAATACGCTCCTCAAATTCGCCATCATATAAAATCGGCTCTTGTGCATTCAGATTATAAATACCTGCTTTCGTTACACTTCCCCCCATTACAAAGAAATTATTATCGTTCGCTTTAATATCCACATTTTTCAAATATCCATTATGCTGACTGTACTCAATACCCTCGCGTTTTTTGAAAATAATATGCATGCCACCCGTTGGCGTTTGCTGTATCCATGTTTTTTTAGCGTTACAATCAAGTTCATCATAATAAGGTATTTTCCCCATGCTGTAATAACCTGTTACAAACGTTCCTCCGTGCTTATCTATATCGATACACCATAACCCCCTAGTCAAAACTCCTAACGCCCGAGCTCTTTGATACTCTTCATTCCTATTAATAAAATCTTTTGTAATCGTTACATCGGCAAAATTTAGCATTGGTCTTTTAGATTCATTTAACGGGATACACTGCACTCCTCCTTCTAACATACCTAATGCTACATCATAAGCTGTGGTCATTTTTTATCTCCTTTTTACTCAAAACTACTGACTACTTAACTGCCCCTATAATGCTTAATAACTAAAAAAAGTAAAACGTTGATATATCAGCATTCTTATTTTTAAAAAGTTATATGCAATTGCTAAAAAGGTAGTTAAAGTAGTTGAGTAGTTTTCCTTTCATATAAGTACTTGTGTCAATTTAATAGAGTATTGTATGAGTAATGGAGAGTAGTTAACTTTTTTTTATCAACTACTCTTCCCTACTTTAAACAACTCTCAGTTACTCTTTCAAACTACTATTCCCTCTAATAAAGATTGTGCCTTTTTAAATAGCTTTTTATCTTTAATCCGAATTACTCTTATTGGAACACCTTTAATAGTTGTGGGATAATTAGGCTCTAATCCAATGCTTGTTAGATCGTCTTTAATATCTTTACGGCGGAAGTGGTGTACCCCGTATTCGTCGAAAAGCACTTGATGAAGCGCCTCATCTTTTGAAGGCACATACCCTACTTGTTGAAAAGCCTCAATTAAGAAAATTTGTAAATCAGTTAGTTCACTTGCGACAGCATAATTCTTTAAAGCAACATCTTTAAAAACAAATTTTCCATTTTGTTTAGATAGATATTCTAAGCTACTGATTAAAAAGGAAACATTTGCTGTAAGCGATTCTTCGCCATTAGGAGCAATATAATCCCAATAAGGCGCAAAAACTTTGTAACGTTCCGCTTCTGTTTCTTCTTCTGGTCGATCTTTAAAGGCAACTTTAACCACACGCGACAAGTTTGCTGTCAATTTCCCTATGTCTACTTTTTCGTTGGTATCTAGAATTAATACGGATTTTATTTTGAAATCTATGGTATTCTGTTGGATCTTTCTACCCGAAACGTTTTCTTGTGTAGCAATTTTACGAATAAAACGCATTGCTTTTGGATTGATTGCCCCCGATTCGTTCGCATGGCTTATATCACAACCGATAAATTTCAACCATTCGTTACTTGCTTCCATAGTGCCGCCCATTAAATTATCGAAGTTAACAGAATTCATTTTGAACACTTCAGGGAATGTCTTCATAAACAACCCTTTCCCTGTTCGTCCAAAGTCTTTTAAAATGAAAGAATGTTCAACTGAAACCAATCCCATTCTTGCAAGTAACACGTACGCGTGTATCAACCTTAAGTTATGCAAACTATCGTCTTCAGCAGCAATCATATTTGTATATTCTTCAGCTTTTTCTAAATTTAAGTTCTCATAAGATACATCATAATAAGCGGAAAAAAGCTGTTGTTTGCTATCGTCTTTAGTTACTGGCTTCAGTTGTTTACAGTCATATGCCCAATCAATCCCCGCAATGATGTAAGGTTCTATTGTGTAATCGTGTGTCTTCACTTGAATATGATCATGATAAATGGAAAAGATCACGTCTAGAAAATCATTTATTTTTTGTTTCGGATCCACTGAATATTCAACTTCAAAAATTGCTTGATCTAACATTTTATAAGAATGATCTCTGACGATTACAAACCTTTCTAATTCATCTGAGTAAATCACCTTGTGGTTTGCTATATCGGCCAGGAAGCGCACATAGTTGTTATAGTTCCCACCTTCAAACTCAACAACCTTTTCTTTCTTTTTTGTGACTTTCTGCGTAAAAGTACCGTAAACGACACCAGTTTTTGCAGCTTCAGTTGTATAACTGATTGGTAGTGAATGAGTAAAGTAATCGCCTGTGCTGTCTAAGTTTAGCTTATAAAAAGCCAGTCCCTCGTTATCATAAGCTTGTTGCTTCGTTTTGATATCCGCAAAATGAACCCGTTTTACGATTTCTTTTATCTTCGAAAGGTTCGGTGTTTCTACCTTGTCCAAATTAAGTCGTACCTTGTCAAATTCATAGTCTAATTCTTTTGCATTCAATTAGCGGCCACCCTCTTCCTCGTTGTATAAATCGGTCAAAGTGTTACTTACGTCTTGAATTTCTTGCCGTACATTGACGATATTTTCAAAGACAGTATCCAGTTCTTTCTTGATAAAATATTGAACAGCGAACTCGTTTTTCTCCCGATTTGTCAATGCTGAATCAATAACCATTTCCAACAATTCCACGTGATCGGCTAAATCTTCCAACTTACAAGCTTGTTTAAACATTTTTTCATTATTATTTTTCATTGTGATTATCTCCTTTTAATACGTATAAGAATGGTTTCATGTCCGCCTTTGCGTCGGATATAAGTTCTTCTTGAATGCCCGAGATAAGCTCATCTGTTTGTTTGGCCAGTTCCTCATAGGCATTTAATAGTTTTTCGTAATTCTTTAGCATATTCTCTAAATCGTTGCGATCAACGGTTGTCTTGTTCTTGTCTTTGATAAAACGTTTTTCAGTAGGTTCTAAATCCATTTTTATATTGTGCGTGAAATCCTCAATATCGCCGAGAAGCCCATATATTTCATTATCGGAAAGATTCTCTGCTTTTAGCTCCTCCATTGTTGCTTCCAATGCTTCATAATTTTCATTCATGATTGCTGCGCCTCCCACTCATCAAAATCCAGTAGTAGTAATTCAATAACTGGGATACTGATAATCATTTTTAATAGAAAGGGCATTGTAGAAACTAACGCCAGTGTTGCAATCATAAAAAGCCATCTTCTTGTTGATTTTTTCATATATTTATCCTCCTAAAACTTGATATTTAGGCGTTAAGACGATATAATATAAGAAAGATATGTTTATATATCGTCTTATTTGCCTTGCCTTTTAAACGTCCAAACTTGCCGGTCTGTCGTTTAAAGGCTTTTTTTGTGTCTTCATTACAAAAACATTGGTGGGAATCCTTCATTTTCTTCTGCTGATTCAAACAATTCATAATCGCCAGAAATTTCGATCGCGCTACCGTCTTCAAATTCAATCTTTACAGCAGGATACTGTTTTTCTAACACTTCAATATTTGCCACACTGTTCTTATCTACTTCGTAAATATCTTGCGTCTGAAGCATTTCTACTTTTTTAGTTGGTGCTTTTTGACTATCAAATTCATCTCCTGTCTTTTGAATGGCTCTTATATAATTTTCTTGATAGCGCATATCAAATTCAGTACCTACTAAGCCATTTAGTCTTTCTAGAATTGATTCTGCTCTTTCTTTGTTCATTTTTATTACCTCCATAAAATTTTCAAACCTTAAGTTACTTGCGAATTTGTTCCTAACAATAACCTCCTGTGTGCCCCCGCTCGTAGTAGTTTATTATTGTTTTAGTCTTTCCATTAGTTCATCACAGTCTCTTTTGTCGATTCTTTGAACTCCCTCAACAATGATGACTTTTAGCCCATGTTTGCGAATGTAATTATCTACCATTGAGTTATAACTAACATTTAAATATTTAGCTGCCTGTTGCTTGTTCATATAACGCGGTAACTCAGCTCTTGTTTTAGCCAACTCTTTAGCTTCTTCAATTGCCTTAGCAATCTCTGAAACAATCGGAGCAAAAGCTGGTTCTTTTAAATCGATTGAGTCAATTTGCAATTGCATTTGTTTCACCTCCTTTTTACAAATAAGTAGTATTTTTGCTACATATATACAGTAACATTGTTTGAAGACTATTTCAACTACAAAGTTGTATTTTTTTTACTACATATAGTAAAATCGCTGGTTTAAAACCAACTGAGTAGTAAAAGAAATACATGTTAACAGTATTTTTCATTGAAATGTATTAGTTTTCATGTATACTTGGAATATGGAAGGAAGTGAAACGATGATTGAAATTAAGTTAAAAGAGATACTTAACGAACAAGGAAAAACAATGACTTGGTTACACGATAAAACGGGTATCTCAAAAAATACATTAAGTCTAATGACAAAAAACTCTAGCAAGGGGATACAATTTGATACATTAGAAAAAATTTGCACTGCATTAAAAATTACTCCAAACGATCTAATAAATATTTCTGTCGAATATCAATTAAAATTTTACGGTGAAACCATAAACATTGATAACACATATTGGAAAATATGCAGGTACATACCGTTAGTTAACGAAAAAATTAGTGATACACCAGATTGGGAGAACGAAAATATTTTAGTTGTAAACGTTGGTACTAACAGAACGATTGATAGTAACTTAGCAACATTCCTCATAGATTTTCCATCTGAAAAATTTTTACAAAAATACTGCAAAGATTTTTTAAATTATAAAAGTGCTAAAGAAAATGAAACTTTTTTTCGCATGTCTTCAATTAAGGAGCGCGAAAAAATGGGACGAAAGTTTTACGATAATATACTAATAGATGAATTGAATATTGAAGATAACCCGGATATAACTATCATCGTCGTTGGTTTTAAAGACGATAATGAGGAAGCCTATTCCTCATTAATTTTCACTATGAGAGTTGACGGGGAATTTAAGCCTTTTGAAAGTTCCTATTCGCCAAATTTTAAATCCTAGCCCTCCCACGTGCTCCCCGCTCGTAGTAACCGGAGGGAATACAAATGGCAACATTTAAACAATACGAAAAGAAAAACGGAACGAAGGCATGGCAATTTCGTGCCTATCTTGGTAAAAATCCAAAAACTGGAAAAGATACGCTTACAACTCGGCAAGGTTTTAAAACAAAAAAAGAAGCTCAACTTGCATTAAGTCGGCTTCAAGTACAATATGAAAAAGGTGAATATAATCGCCCAGAGAAGGATTCTAAAACCTTTCAAGAGGTATTTGACTTATGGAAGGTGAATTACAAACATACCGTTAAAGAAAGCACGTATGTAAAGGCAATAAGCCAGTATAGAGTTCATACGTTACCTGTGTTTGGTAAAAAGAAAATAGATGAAATAACAGTAACTGAAGTACAAAAGTTTGCGAATGAGAATGTAAATAAATTTGTGAAGTATCGTGATTTTATCACGGATATTAGTAGAATATTTGAGTTTGCGATTCGTTTAGGGATTGTAGAAAGCAACCCGACCCAACGAATTACTATTCCTAAACGTAAAGAATCAGTGTATAAAGAAAAACGATTAAATTATTATACCAAAGAGGAACTAGCCAAATTTTTAGCATGTAGTAAAGAACAGCAACCTTACTATATTTACACGTTCTTTCAATTGCTATCGGCTTCAGGTTGTCGTCAGGGTGAGTTATTAGGCCTTGAGTGGTCTTCTGTGGACTTTGAGGAAGAATGTATCCATATTGTTCAAACGCTGGCTAGAGGAGAAAATAGACGCCTTTATTTGGAACAGCCGAAAACTAAACATTCAAAACGTGATATAAGTTTAGATGATGAAACAATGGCTGTACTTAAAAAATGGAAAATGCAACAAAAAGAATATTTGTTCCAATTCGGGATAAAGCCAAATGAAGAACATCAGCTTGTATTCTCCAACATTGAAAATAGCTTTATTCAATTATCTAAGCCGCGTACTTGGTTGCTTCAAAATGTGAAAAAGAATAACTTGAGAGAAATTACAATCCACGGTTTGCGACACACTCATGCTACTTTATTGCTAGAAGCTGGTCTACAACCTAAAACAGTTTCCGAAAGACTTGGCCATACGTCTACACAAATTACAAACGACCTATACGGCCACGTAACTAAAAAGATGGAAAAAGAAGTTCCTAAGGTCTTCCAAAACCTCATGAATTTTTAA